CCGGGGCAGTTACGGCGTCAAGTTTTTTTACTATTTTTCTGTACTTAAACTGCCCGACAAGTCGAAACTGTACAAAGACTTTTTGCCGTTTTTGCTGTGCAGTTAGGTGAACGAGCGTTTACCGACACGATAAAAGGTCAACTGCGCGGCGAAAACGGGGTTTTTCACGTCGCGCAATTGGCTACGTGGGACAGCGGTTTGAGCCTGTAAATAAAGGGTTTTCTGTCCCTCTTGTCCATGTACACTTACTTTTTTATATAAACCCTATGGGTTTTTTTATCCCTTGTATTAGCCGTAGCGTATAAAAAATGGGTATGGGGTGTTAGGGGCCAAATTATGTGGGACACGGGACAGATCGTGGGACAGTTTGCGGGGCTGCGCCCGGCTGAGCTATCGGGCCGGGCGGCGACAAGTTAAATTTACTTGACGTGAGGTAGAAAAACTGGCACAGGGCCGCGTGAAATCACCGACTTTGACTGAATGCGAAAAAAAATACGCTGTCGCCGACGTGGCGTATCGGGCGTACCTGAAAAAGCGGGCAAAAGACAAGTTCGGTGAGTACACGAAGGCGGCGCGGGCTGTGAACCGCAGCCGGGCGCACCTGTTCGATTGTATCGAAGGCAAGCGCGGGCTTGACTCTGTGCGGCGGTTGGTTGGTAAGATCGAAGCGGCGCAAGTCAACTGATTTTGAAAACTGCACTCACTATTATTGTTTACGACCGTGACGCGAACCTACGTACGTGGTGCGAGGCTTGGCGACTATCGGCGCAGCGTCACCCCGACGTTGAATTTCGCGTTATCTGCAACAACGCTCTGAAATTTACTGAGTACAGACGACAGGTCGAGGCGGTGGGCGGCGTGTTTATAGAGCGCGCGAATCAGGGGTTTGATATAGGCGCGCTGCAAGACGTCGCACGCGGTCGCTTGGCGGGTTTTGGGCCTTACGATTTTTTATTGTGGTGCGTTGACGACCTTCTGCCCGTGCGCCCCGATTTTATTGACGCGTTTTTGAGTGCGCGGAATGCGCCGACCGATTTGCCGGTTTTTGAAATGTCGCTGAACCCCGTGCGTCATGTTCGCACAACGGGGCTTTTTATGCCTCGCGAGTTTGTAGAGCAATTAGAATTTGCAGCCGACCCGATAACGATTAAAAATGATTGCTACAAGTTTGAGCATCGCGACCCGAAAAACCATTTTTTGTTACAGGCAGAACGCAAGGGCTATCGGTGTAAACAGATTGCACCGATTAAAGACTCGCCGCTCTGGGACACGGGGCGCAGCGGTAATTATCTGACGCCAAGGAAAAAAGATTTTCGGGCCGGTTGGCCTGACGTCTACGAAGTTTGTTACGGAAAAAGTGGGGGCTTAGTGGAAGTTTTTGCGACGGCATACGAGGGCTATCCGATAGTCGCGCACTCACTCATGGCGCAGACCTACAAAAATTGGCGGCTGATTATTGAGCACGACGGCGAACCGCCCAAAGGCTACAAAGATTTACTGCCCAAAGATGAGCGCATGAAGTTTATTTTTTCAAAAGAGCGCGAACAGAATTACGGACACGCGAAGCGGGCAAGGCACGTTGAAAACCTTGCAAAATCCGATGCGACTTTTACAATCATAACAAACCACGATAATTATTATGCACCGACGTTTCTTGCTGAGGCCGTGGCAATGCTTGACGATGACGAAACGGCAATTGCGGTTTACTGCGATACTGTGCATAGCTACATACAGCACAAAGTTTTACCGGCAAAACCGATGCGCGGTTTTTTAGATTGCGGTGCGGTAGTTTTTCGCCGTGCTGAAATTGTCGGCGTGCCGTGGGCGTCTATGGAGCACTCGGCAGATTGGTTTTGGTTTGACGCTATAAACAAAAACTGCGGCGGGTTTAGACGCTGGAAAAAAATCGAAGGGGTGCACTTTGTACACAATTGAAAATCCGAAATGCCGTTATTGCGGCGCAGATGCAAAACACGTAATGACTTTTAGTTTGCCCGCGCCGAATAAATACTTTTCGACGTACGAAAGCGCCAAGGCGGCAGAACGTCGTCCGCATGAACTTGTTAGTTGTGACACTTGCGGGTCGTTCTCACTCGCGAACACTCCGTTTACACCTGACGAGCTTTTTGCGGGGGCTTATGCGTTTGTGCCGTTGTCGGCATCGTGGCGTGCGCATTGCGTCGAGCTTGCGCGCTACGTTAAAGAACTACTGCCGACAAATGAGCCGAACGCGCGCGGCGTGGTGTACGACATCGGCGGCAACGACGGCGCATTAGCTGCGGCCCTGTATCGTGTGTGTGACCGTCAGGCGATTGTTATTGACCCGTCAGACGTTGCTCCATTTCAAGACGGTGTACATTGGCCGAAACGCAAAGGCTTTTTCGGCGAGGCGTTTGCGCGCGACTTGCTGCACAACGGCGAACGGTTAGCCGATGCGATAACGGCGACAAATGTTTTGGCGCACGTGCCCGACCCTTTGGATTTTATGCGTGGGGTCAAAACTCTGCTTGCGCCTGATGGCGTGGCTGTGTTCGAGTTTCCTGACGGCGCAACGCTTGGCAATCATGTTTTGTTCGACCTCGTGTACGCTGAGCACATCGGGTATATAACGCTCGCAGGCGTGCAGGCGTTAGCAGAGCGCGCAGGTTTATTTTTGACCGGCGCGCAGTACATCGACGCGCACGGCGGGTCATGGCGCGTACAGGTTACACATAAAGAGTATGGCCGGTGGGTACACGCCGAAATCGAAAAGCCGAAATTTAATTTTGCCGAAGTCGTCGCGCTAAAACTGCTTCGCCTTGCTGACTACGTGAAGGGCAAAAAGATAATCGGTTTTGGTAGTGCAGCGAAAAGCGTTGTCGTCAATGCGTGTCTTGCCGACGACTCGCTCGCAATCCCGAATTTTATTATAGACCAAACGCCCGCAAAGATCGGCAAATTTCAGCCGGGCAGCGGCGCAAAAATTCTGCCTTTGCCTAATACGTATTTTGAAGCGATGACCGACGACGAAAAACTCGCGAGTACACTTTTGCAAACGGCTGATGTATGCATAAACTACGCGTGGAATTACGCCGACGAGGTGCGCGACAAATTAACGCGCGCAGGTTTCAAAGGCGAAATCGTGACGGTGCATGATTTTTAACGCGGGGCGACATGCCGAAAAAAGGTAATCGTAAAGGGCACAACCTCACGAAAGAAGACATGGCGCGCGGCGGTCGTAACGGTAAGCGCGGCCCGTCGATTAAAACGCAGCTCCAAAACATTTTGGCGGGCGACGTGCCGACGGTAGTTTTAGAAGTTTTGAAAAACCGAAAAGTCACCGTCGGCGATAAACAAGTGCCGGCCCCGATAAAACCGATGGATACACACGCGGCGCGTGCGGTGGCGTTAGTGCTACTGAAAAACGCATTGGCTGACGAGGCGTGGGCGATTAAAACTCTTGCCGAGTACATAGACGGCAAGCCTGCGAGTAACGACACGCTTACTATTAAGGCGCTGACGCCTGCCGAAATTGCGGAGCACGACGAAAAGGCAAAAGAAGTTTTCGGGAAGTACGCACTCGCGCCTCGCGGGCAGATAGTCGAGACAACCGCCGAAAAAGTTAATGAGTGATTTCGCATGGCACGCGGCGCTTGACGATTGGCTGGCAGAGCCGCACAAATTCGGGCACCTCTTAGGCTTTGAAAAACTAACGCCTGAACACGATCAGTGGATTAACTTTTTTTTACGCGTACCGCAAGGCGGGCGCGACATTCTTATGGCGCATCGAAACTCGTACAAAACGACATGCGGTCTCGTTGCGCTCACGCTGCTTTTTATGCTCTACCCCGAATTGCGGGTTTTGATTGTCCGTAAAACTGACACGTATGCCGCCGAGGTGGTGCTCGCGCTGCAAAAAATCTTTCTTCACAATCCCGTTGTGCGTATGTATTTAATCGCGCGGTGGAAGTGTCAGTCAGCGCAGACAAAAGAATGGTCCCAGGAGAAAACGGTTTTCGCGTTTAAGCGACGCGTGACTGTTCAACCATCTTTAACCGCTGCGGGCATCGGGGGCAGCATTACAGGCGCGCACTTTGACTATATATGGCTCGATGACATCGTAACGAAAGAAGACCGTTACAGCGGCGCAGAGCGTGAGCGCACAAAGTCTTTTGTCTACGAGACAGCGAACGTCATTGAGCCTACCGGGTCGATAATGATAACGGGAACGCCGTGGCATGAAGACGACTATTTTTCGACGTTGCCAAAGTCTATGTTTGAGGGCCGTAAATTTCGTATAGGCGAAATTCACATACCCGAGATAACGCCCGAGTGGGTAGCTAAGAAAAAACAAGAAATGACGCCAAGCCTGTACGCAGCAAACTACGAGCTTGAACATATATTTTCTGACGACGTTATCGGAGCTTTTGAAACTGATGCAAACTGGGATTGCGCTTATTGCGTGGCGTTTCTCGACTCGTCATTTAGCAATAAGAAAAAAACTGACAGCACGAGCGTTTCTATTGTCGGCGTAATAACTCGTGGCCCGGAAAAATTGTTTTTGTTCACCGGGCGCAATTTTCCGAAATCAATTGCAGACCCTGAGACACAACGCGGCGTTTTAACTATGCTCGCGCAGTTCAAACCGATTGACACTTGCCTTGAAAGTCAGCTAAGCGACGCAACCGAAATCTTTTTTACGGCACTGAAAGAGGCGGAAAAAAGATTTACGCCGCAATGGCGCAATAACTGGACAAAGAAGCATCAGAGCACGGCGAAGCACGAACGCATAACGTCACACGTTGCGGCGAATAAATACAAGCTGCGCGCACTCGCGGGCACCGACCCGGCATACCTTGCCGAAATTGCGAACTATAATAAATTCGCAGAGCATGACGACGCGCCCGACAGTTTAGCCGGCGCAGTGGAGCTGTGGCAAACGTCGCCAAGCGTACGGCAATATATCCGCTTGATGGGCCTTGCGCAAAGTGCTTTACGCGGTGCGTGATGCGAGTTTATCGGGCGCACAATCTATGCACGTTCTCATTGGCACAAAATCGGGTGTAAGCTACCCGAAAGAAGGCGACGCCCCCGCAGTAAAACTCGCAGATGTCGCCCGGTGGAACGAGTTCGGCACTGAGCTTATTCCGCCGCGCCCTGCGTTTCGTGTCGGTGCTGAGAATGCAATAAAAAATAACGGCGGAGATGAAACAAAGCTAATCGACAAGTATCTGGCAAATCTCATTGACCCGAAAATGACACCGCAAACGCTGAAGAAACTGGAAAAAAGTTTTATGGAAAATATGGCAAAACGAATAGTGCGTGAAGTTAAGCAGATTATCAAGCAAGGCAGCACGTCGCCGAACGCGCCCGCAACGATTGCGAAAAAGGGTTTCAATCATCCACTTATGGAAACCGAGTTGCTGTATGATAACGTAGCCGCCGAGGTCGTGAAATGAGCGCGGCGAACGAACTACACGGCGTCTTGCGTGCGTTAAATGTTTTGCAATCTTTGCCGATAACTCAACTTGCCGAAAATAAAACGCTTATAGATCAGGTGTCAAGTGTCGTGTCGTCTAATACGTTTCACAGCCTTGTTGAGCAGATAAAACGCGATTATGAGAATGAACGCGCCGCACGGCTGACGCCCGGCCCGCAGCAGAACGGCACCCGTCCCTTATACACATCTC